TATCGCAATCTTTGATTTTGCAAAGAATAAACGGAGATTGAATCATCCGTTGATTGCGCACTAATACGGGACTCGGGTACGCCAGTATAAACGATGAATCTTTCGTGCTTCGGCGTTGGCTGTGGTTGTGGTGTTGGTGCAGGTGTTGGTGGTGGTGGATCTGGGCCAGGGCCCGGAGGATCCGGTTCTCCGTCTACCTATTTGGGATTCTGTGTCAATACCTTGATAGTGACTCTGAACGATCCAGCAATCTTGGCATCTCCGTTTCCTTCGTAGAGAATCCTGAATTGGTCCTCTGAAGTGTCGTGCCATGCCTGTCCATTGATAGCCTTCCGAGAGAACTTTTTCTTCTCAGACTTGGTGATGCTGAATTTGTTAATTTTGGACTGGATTGTTGTGTTCTTGAGGTGAGGATCGAGTTCATAAGCGATGGAACCTGAGGAGGTGGAAGAGGCCTCGGTGATGTACGCCAGCTCGACGTTCGTGATATTATACTCATGGTAGGCCTTGAGTATGCCATCTGCGAGCGGCTTGCACTCTGATAGAGACGGCCCGAACGTGATACTTCCCTTGGAGTTTCCATTGAGGTTGTCCTTAGAGAATACGAATTCGTGAACCTGGCTTGATCTTCGGGCAAATCCATTTCCTCCTCGAGGTTTGTTATTTCGTCCTCGTTGTCGTCGTTTTCGTTGTGGTCGCACAGGGGCCGTTGCCAGAACGACTGGTAAACGTCTCCTTGCGCGGGTCTGTAATTGTCGAACGACAACTCGTTTTCCTCTAGCGACCATCGTTGATTATCTCTCTGATTTCTTTTAGAATCCGTTGGTAAACAATATAGATTCCCAATACTGTAACTGGAATGTTGGATACGAAGCCCAACACAAACGCAGCTAAGAACTTGTAATCGAAGGAACCTATTCTTCTCTCCTCAGGCAATAGCTAAGCAAGAGATTAAGAACTACTAATATAATAATAGCTACTAATAATATAATATAATCTACTGCAGAATAGTGGGTAAGGACACAGAGCATCTAGCAGGGATGTCTATGTTTAAAAGTTTCGCGTCAAGTAAAGGCGTCAATCTCTTTACGCCACGGGGCTCGATGCTAACCTGCAAATTGTTGAAGTATCGTTCAACAAGGACCTGAGTTTGCGGGTCAACCCCAAAAGACTCCCAGTAACTCAACCTATTTTCCATAGTTACTGGTTCTTCAACTCGCTCTTTCCTGAGCCCGAGTTTGTCTTGCGTGCCAAAGGAGACTACCTTATCGATTAGTTCCTGCGAAACATGTTTGTACCCGGAAGCTTTGTATAGGCAATTATGAAATGCTTCCAACACGGGTACTCCACTATTTAAAATTAACCCGCATTGAGCAGTAGCACTCATGAAGGTCTTGACATCTTCAGCTGATGCCATGGAAATGAGAGAATGTGCGTCCTTTGAAATAGACTGTGGTTTACGCACCATTCTGTAAAAGCCGTTGATCTTGATCGGTTTGGATTGGCAAAATTCTAACTCCGTTAGTTTGTAAACGGGTTTTTCTATCTGCATATCAAAGCCATATTCCCTAAACCATCTGTGCATATCTGAGAATCTTTTCTCGTCTTTTCGCTCACAGATAATGACACAATCATCTCCATTGTTGCATAGCTCAGCTTTCACACCTAGCTCTCTGAAGTAATTGTGCATCATCCCGCACATGATCAATTTGTTGCCCATTGATGTGTTGATGTCTCCTGACATTCTGTGTCCAGACACTTTGAACTTCAATATCTTATCTTCAACAAACAGCATAACTTTGTTTTCTGTTTGCCATTTCAAGAGTTCCTCTAGTTGTTTGTCTCGAAAACACCCATTATAAATAGAGTGTTCCCATTCTAGGGCCTGCTTGCTGACATGTTGGTCAAAGCGACTGGCATCAACACCAATGGCTACGGGGCGCTTAAACTTGCCCCATTTGTCGGCTATTATCCTTCCCACTTTAAAACTGTCATAACCGCTAAGAACAGTGGGGGATTTGAAGACATTATCTATTGCGTGCATAAATTTCTTCTCAGAAAATTTTAGCCGCCGCCCTAATTCAACATTGTACCGTTTATTGCGGGGGCAGATAAGTCTGGGTGCGATCTTCTTACACATCAAGTGTTTTTCCATCTTTAGAAATGCAGTTACGAATGAATCTTGCTTCTCAACAGCCTTCCTTTTCAAGGATAAAACCGCTGTGTTATACAACGACCTCTTCCCTGATTTGAAGGTGGCAGCAAGTTGTTCTGGTGTGTATGTCTTAGGACATCCAACATCTTTAACAATAGCATCTCTAAAGTAGTTCATCTTTTCAAACTGACCCCGAAGGGGAGAGTAAGGACGCACAACCTCATTTCCTTTTCCTACAGTGAACACTCGACGTTCAACTGCGACCAGTGCATTGTGCAAACTGGGATTGGGACACTGGTAATCTAGGCCTAGGGTGAACTGACTAAGAAAATTAATCCTACTACGACTCTTCCTAGGGATAGCCCCACTACGCACCACGATCTCTGGTAATCCCAAAATAGAAAAGGGGGATTCAAAACCAGAGTCGGAGCAGAGCCCCTCTAAAAAACCGATGAGGTGAGACAGTCCAACTCATCTCTAATGCGTCTAGCATTAGGTGAGTGAACTATCTTCGCCCTCTCAATGTCGTTTTTGAGGGGAAGGGGGACCATAGTCATAGCATAATCAACCAGCATAGTTGTGCTTGGCAGATCAAGATCAAGTTCCTCGCAGAACTTCAACGCATACCTATTAATGGTTGCGTGGGCCACGTCAGTGCCGTCAATAAGGCGCATGTTGTTGTTGCGGATATGCTGCCTTATGTACGAACGTGCTTCAGCTGCACATTCGGGGAGTACCCTCCTCACCATTTTTGTTTTGGGAGTGGGTTCGCCAACATCTTCCCCATGTTCATTTTTCTTTGGGGGTATCATTTCGCCAGTAGGTACCTGGACGACTTCACAGCATGCGACGAAGTCAGGAATCACGTTGACTTCCTTCATCATGCTTGTTACGTGCTTTGCTCTCTTTGCGTTAACAGCACGTTTCTTCAGCGCACGCTTGATGTAATGCATGCGGGACGGGAGAGTATTAAACCACCTTCCAAAGGGGCTCTCTCCAATCTCTTCCTCATAGACCACCTTAATTTTTTGTTCAGTGGCCTGTAAAACCTCTTTTGCTTTCACGAGGTTAATGAAAGCTTTAACCCTAAAAGGATTACTTTTAGAGTGGTCCTTCTTCCCATCCTTAGAAGGGATAGGTTCAGGTTTTGGCACAGAGGGAATCACTTCCTCAAATGCCCCAGCCTCGTCCACAGAATCTTCATAGTCATCTATGGAACGATGAGCACCAGGAGGCGGGCAAGGTACCGGCCAGTGGGTGAGGGGAGCACCATTGCTAACCAAGTACCTATAATGGCACTCAGCTAGGGCGACTTCAGATTCAGCCAAGGTGTATTCCTCGGCCAGCTCCTCCTCAAATTTTTCAATGCCATACATGGCATCGTAGCAGAGATCAACAAACGCATTATGTGCGTCAAATTTTCCCTGCAGCTCCCACAGCCAGCGTTTAAGGGCACAATATACTGACCTTGCCCTATTATAACAAAAATGAATAAAATCTTTGACCACCCGCGAAGACGCGGTGATCAAGCTATCAAAATTAAACATTTAAAAGACACTAATGTAAACTGCAATCGCGATACGGAGGCGTTGGGCAGTGAGGTTTCCAATACACAAGTAGTCAACTTGTAAAACCTGCTCTTGTAAAGG